AAATATATCTGGCCTTTCGTGTCGTAATCGCCACTCCAATTTTCAGACTTGTCTCCGCTAAACAAAGGCACGGCCTCGTCCATCGGATCGGATGGTTGACGGAAAGTCAGCTCGTCCAGTGAATCTGCATCCGGGCCAATCTTGGCGCCCACCGTTTCGTGGAACCGGAAAGCCACACGGTGTATCCGCTTGGTCTTGCCCTGCGCGGTACCGTCTGCNGCGCCTGCTTCAATACGCAACGTTTGCCCGTTGCTATTATATCCTAGTCCNGCGTGNACAACAGACGCAGAACGCGACAGCGTGATCTCACCGCTAGATACTACGCAATCCGGGTGCGCAGACCCATCCGCCAGAACTTTGACGGTCTCACCTTCAAGGTGATCTAGCCCTGTGATTGTCGTTGCTGGCGTACTGTCATAGGTCAGCCCACTATCCACATAAAATGCGTCTTCCACCGTGTCGCCGTCATCCGAGCTAAACACTTTGGTCATGTACTCAACGTATCGCACCGTATCGCCATCAACCGTGCGTTTGACCACCAGCCAAACTTCGTCATACGTGCCGGACGGGGATGGTATGCTGGCGACCGATTCGACCACGGCGTTGCCGTTGCCGAATGCCCCGCCGATGATATGNCGCCCCCAGCCAATCGCATCTTGCTCGCGGTTAAACAAGCAGGACAGCAACGTGCCGTCGGCCCTTGCCGCCCACAGCGTTCCCACCGGTTCCTGCTGATAGGCCATCTCTATCAAGCCGCCCTTGGTGATATGTTCTGCAAATACCGTTACGTCCGGCGCCCGGAAGCCGTCGGCCTCAAACACATACGCGTAATCCCTTACCTTTCGGCCGGANCGTTGCACGAACAAAACCGACTTGCCCACGCGGATNGGCGTGACGGCTGCACTGCCGTAGGTCGTAGAGGGCCGGGCGGATACATTGGTTGGCGATAACGCTTCCGAACTTGCGGCTGGACGCAACACCCACTCGCTGCCTGCGGTGCCGATCAGCAGCCCTTTTTCATCGCCAACCAACCACCGCACGATGTCAACCGTGTTGGAATTGAGAGTGAATGCAAGTGCATTGTCTGCGGCAGAAACGCCAGCCGTGTTNGTCGGCGCAAAGTTTTCGTAGTCGCCGGACTTGGANCCATCCAANCGGTTGGGGTTTGCGGAACTGCCTGCAAAGAAAAGCCGATCTTCGTAGAACGTCACCGTACTAGGGTAGCCGGTCGTACCAGACCAAACGCCAAGGCGCCAATCTAGCGTTGCTGTTGTTGCGCCAAACTTGGTTTGTACCGCAGCGTTAACTACGGTTGCGCTAGTATATCCGGTGATTTTTGCCCAGCCCCAAAACCGGCCGCCGCCGCTGACATACGCCCAAATCACTGTGCCGTCCGATATTGCGCCGCCGGTACCTTCCGGGCCATCGCCTGATCCAGAAGAAGTACCTGCTGTGGTGCAGATGTAAATTAAGCCGCCTTTAGTGCGCACCACGTCGTCTTTGGCATACGCTGTTGTTGTTGTCCATATTGCTGGCGTGTGCGCCAAACGCACTGACCTGCCCACGTCCGTACTGGCAAACAAACTAGCTGATGCGGTCAGCGTGATGTTGCCGCTTCTGGCCGACGGGGCAATCGTTGTTGTGCCTGTGTTGGTTGCCAAATACGGGCCGTCTTTGAATTCAATAGTCGATAGCGTCCAGCTCGTATGCCCTGTGCGCGACAATTTTCTAGGCGCATAGTTTGGGTGTGCGATGTACAGCACATCTGCCGACTGCGTGAAATTCAGTTCAAATACGTCGGCTTCCAAATAGGGTGTAACAATTTCATAGGGATTGCCGCCACTAAGAATTTGTCCTTGGTCTTTGTAGAAGCGGCAGTATTGATCGCCAAACTCAATGATGTACGCCTGTGTTGTGGAGAACTCAAAGCGGACAATGCGGGTTTGTTTGCTGCTGTCTTTAACTTCCGAAACAAAATACGTGCCGGGGCGGCGAGTCAACCCGCCTTGAATCATAGGTATAAAATTCTACGCAGAGNGCCAGCGCGNTGTCATATCGTTCAAAACGCGCTTGCCCNTACATCAACGGGGAGAACTCNCCCCAGTTGAAAGCGGATTGGATNGGCGAGACTTTTGCCATTACAGTCTCGCTGTGATCCAAGTGTCGGTGGGTGTTTCTGCCGACACGTTTTCNATAGCGTTAGTGCGCTTGGCNTCCACAACAATGTCTTTAATGTCGCGGTACAACAAGTCCCGTTTNGTGTTTGANTGCGTAAGTTCTTCGCACATTTCGTANGCCATGCGGGTNGCCAACAACTCACGGAACAGCGCGTCCATCAAGTTGGGGTCTGTAACTTGGGCGACATAGCGGACGTACAAAGGNGCGGCATCGTCNGTGTAAATCTTGCGGCCTTCNATCTGCCANTCNAGATTGTTGAAATTGTCTTCGGGGTATGGCGGTAAGAGCCTGAGAAAATCGGCTGGAAGCTCAAAAGCGTTTGTTCGCCCCCAGCTAGGCGCTGTGCCGTCCGCAGCCAAGGCTTCGCGCTTTATGGCAAAGTTCCATGTGTGCCGACGCAGTTCCGCGTCACGCAGAATTTCGTAGCAAGCGTTGGCCGCACGGGCGTTAGTGGACGAGTCCGTCAGTGACGTAATTCGATTGGCGCCCAGCTTTTGTAGCGCCCTGTTAGCAATGCTGACTTCTGAGGCCATCTAATCCCTCCTTACCGGAGAATTGTACTGTAAAATCAACAAGAAAGCATCTACCTTCGCATTTTGCGAATTGCGAATAAGCGATAGTTTAGCCCACCTTCTTCGCTTCCCGTTTGCGCCACTGTCGGCGCATAGAACGTCTGCGCGTTTTCGTAAAACGGCGGCAGCAACTCAATCGCTCCGGCCGCCACTGTCGGCGCGTAAAACACCGAGGTGTTGTCGAAGCGATCCGCGACTAGGTATTGCGGGCCGCCTTCCTGCGTGATGACCGCAGAGTAAAAGGTGTTTGTGTTCTCATACAGCCCCGGCAGCAGTTCGACGGCGCCGCGTGTAACTGTAGGCTCGTAAAACGTATTGTCGTTATCAAACCGCGCAGCCACAAGTGTGACACTAGGGGTTACTGTTGGCGCGTAGAACGTCTGCTCATTGTCAAACCTTGCGGCCGTCAGTGCGTTGCTTGCCGCAACAGTCGGCCCATAGAATGTCTGCTCGTTGTCGTATCTTGCAGGCGTAATGTCATAGATTGCCGCAACAGTTGGCCCGTAGAATGTCTGCTCGTTGTCGTAGCGTGCTGCCGTTAGCGCGTACGTTGCGGATACCGTTGGGCCATAGAATGTATTGGTGTTGTCAAACCTTGCAGCCGTCAGCGCATAAGTCGCTGTTACAGTCGGGCCGTAAAAGGTATTGACGTTGTTATACCGCGCAGCCGTCAAATTCTGAGTTGCGTCAAGGTCGCCTAAATCATGGGTGTAAGTTGCTGGCGTTTCAGTAACTAGCCCCCACTCAAAATAAACATCCGGTGAATCCGCTACAAGCCCGAAGTCTTGCTGCACGGTCAAAAACTGTGTCGAAAATAATGGCGAGTAAAAGGTCTGTGTATTGGTAAATAGCGTTGGCGTTAACGGCTGGTTGGGTGGGACTTCCCAAACTTCAAACGTATGCGTGCGCCAGCCGGATGAGCTACCGCCGACCGATTGCGTGAAGGTCGAAAAACTCGAAACCAGATTATCTGACCGATGCGCCGCAATCTCGCCGGTAACAGAACGATTCGTGATATTCGTGTAATTGCTCGGCGCGGTGTTGACAGTAACATCGGTTGACCGATGCCCCGCGAACAATACAAGTCGGCTGCTGCTGTGCGGGTTGTCTAGCGTGAATGTGGTAAAGGATAAAGTCGTGCTTGAACCGCTACCAAGTGCGCCGAGTTTATAGCCTATTTCGCCGCCTGTTAAATCTGTCTTGACGACCACCACCAGAAAATCGGTGGCATTGGAAAAACTGCCAGTGGTCTCGCTACCATCCCGTGCGACTTTAACGGCTATCCGGTGGCTGTTGCTATTGTTGCCGCCAGCGTTGTATAGATTTGACCAGTTCTCTCCGCTTGGTAACGAGGGTGCTGTAGTGCTGCCATCTCGATACGCAAACGCGATAATTAAATCCCCTGTCGCATGGCTGGGGATGGTGGCGCTCGATGTGCCTGTGGCTCCGGTAAAGGTGAGCGCCATCGCCTACCCTTACAGCGCAAAGATGCCGCTAGCGTCCCATGTTACCGTAATGTCGCCGCCGTTTGGCGTGACTGGAAAGCCAGTAACGCCCGTATCAATGTATGCTACCAATCGAGAGGTTGCTACGTTTGTCGTATCAATATAAATGACAAGGGCTTCCACGCTTGCGCCTGTGACCGCTGTAAAGGTTACGTTGTCGCCATCGAACACGCCGTTAGTAACGGTTGTGTTGCCGATGGTTTGCGGTGTGCCAACCACGCCAGACAGGTCGTTGTAAAAGTCATGCGCCGCGCTGTAGGTGTATGTGTTGGTATCAACGAGAGCGACCTTGACCGTGCCATCGTTTAAGTCAATGTCCGACAGGTCGTCCAGTAGCGCTTGCTTGTAGATTGGGTATATTGCGTTCGCCATCTCAGCCTCCTAACAGTTTCTTGATTTGAGCCTGCGCTTTGGCTATCTTGTCTTCCAAGGCTTCCAGTTCGGCTTTGCCGGAAACAAGACGAGCTTCGTAGTGTTCGGCTTCAGCTTTCTTGTTGGCGACTTCCGCGTTTGCTGCGGCCAGTTTGTCTGCGGCTTCCTGCACCAGCTCCGCAGCTTTCTTTTCGCCACGGGCAACCGCGTCTTCTGCACGCTTCCGGGCAGCAGCACTAGCAGACTTGCCGTCGTTTTTGACAGCCTCGACGGCAGCTTGCGCTTCGGCCAAGTCTTTGCCTGCTTTTTCCACGGCAGCTTTGGTTTTGGCTAACGCAGTTTCAGCTTCCTTGGTGTTTTGCTCAAGGCTGAGAATGTACTCGACGGCTTTGTCCGCATGTTCAAACGCACGGAAAATACGCAGACCGCGTTCCAATTCGATTTTTACTTCAGATGCGCTAGCCATTATCGAGACCCCTTTCTTGCCATAATGCGGCATTGCANCAACGTNTCNCCNTCGCCCGCNGTTACTTCNGGCCGGACGTACACAGGGGCTTCNACAATAACTTCNATGCCTGCGGCCGATTTGCTAATTGCGTTGCCTTGTGGGTCGGTCAGGTCGTAATAGTTAGTGCCGTCATTGGAGCCGCGCAGCTTAATCGTGCCGCCTGCGCCAAACGTGCCTTCAACTGTTACGGTCATATCGCCAAAGTCCAGCACTTGAATAGGCGCACCGGTGTCGCCGTTCAGCAACCCAGTCCACACATAAAACTTGGTCAGCGATGACGGATCGCTGGCAACTACGCTACGTTCGGCCATACCAGCCTCCTATTAAGCAATCGGGCTGGTTTCAGTCGTCTTGAGGTAGTTCACAATCGCCTCAAGGCCGAGAATCACGTCCAGCTTATTTGCGTAGATTGAATCGTTGACGCGAAGCTCAATCGCTTCGCTGGAAGTGGAGGCGCCTTCAGAGACCAAGTGCGTCATCTGTTCGCCCTTCACTACCGAATAAAATCTGTCAGCCATGTTGATCTCCTTTGCGAGAGAGGCCGCCGAAGCGGCCTCGCCCTAATTTTACACCGAGTACAGAACTTCCAGAACCATCGTGGTACCTGCACCGTTGAAAGTCGTAGAGACTTCGGCAACGATGTCGTATTCACGGTTGGGGTCGCTGGTNAGGCCCAGTGCTTGCCACAGTGGCAGACAGGATTCNGCGTAAGTGTACTCGCCGNNTTCCCAAGTCTGGTCGCTGCGGGTGAATGGGCCGCCGGTCAGTGCCAGTGCGGACGCAAACAAGTCTGCGTCAACAACAGCGCCGCCGTTGCCTTCAGTCTGCCACACGCCGATGTTGATGTTGCCCGCTGTAGTAGCATCGCCGGTAGTCAACAGAACTGCGTCAACACGAGCGTTGGATGGAACACGAACCAGTCGGATCGTGTCACCGGACGATTGCGTTGCCGACACCGTTGCTACCGACTTGGCGTTCATCACGCGGCCAGCAGCTTGGCTTGCGGTGGTCAATACGGATGGCGATGCGACTGCATTGCCGATCCAAGTGGAATTTACGTTTGCCATGATTCAGTCTCCTTCAATTAAGCGCGATAGGACTCGATAGCGTAAACCTTATCTTCTTCAAGACGGGTCGCGCCAGCGGTCATGATGGTGTAAAGCTGCCAAGGTTCGCCTTGAAGGTCATTACGCTTGGAGACCGAGTTCTGGATGTCGTTCCACATACCGAGGTACATGCCGGACTTGACCCAGACAGGCAACGTAACTTCGTTGGTGCCAGCCAGTGCAGTCTCGATCAGTTCGCAGTGAATGAAACGGAAACCAAGGAACGAGTCGATCTTGCCATCGCGCAGAACCGGTGCGCCGCCATTGAAGTCGCCGCTGATGACCT